ATGGTCCATCTGCATTACCATTACCATGATAAGCACCCATTGCTGAGTACCCTCTTACAGGTGCCCAAGCATACATAATTTGCGTTACTCCACTTGAATTTGTATGTCCGTCTCCTAATACTATATTCGTTGCAGTAGGAGCTGTATTATTCCAAAAATCACTAGAAGCATTAGCTCCATCATCATTATTAAGAGTTAGATATTTTGAAAAAGTGGCACCATCTTTAAATCCACAAGACCAATCACCACTACCACTTGTTTTTTTACACCAAACTACTTTAGGTGCTACTCCTAAACCATGAGCAATCGTTGCTCCTGCTGTTCCATTTCCAACATATTTATAAATTCCAAAACCAGAGTTAGTATTAATACTGTAAGCTGATGGAGTAATTGTACCTCCACTTAATCCTGAAGTGGTTCCAGCTTTCCAATTAAAACTTGTATAACCATCATTAAGATAATTCGGAAGGTCCCAACTTCCTACAGTAAATCCATCACTATCAAAAGATGATAAAGAGTTAGCATCTGTTCCTTGAGCCGCATTGGTATTTGTATAAATATATTTTTCTGCTCCTCTAACTGCATCAAAAACTATATTACTAACAGTAAGTTCTCTATTTTTAGCCCATACTAAATCAGGTTGGAAACCTACTCCTGTAATTGCATTTCCTGTAGCTTGAGTTCCTGTATAGAGTTTAGTGCTGTAATAATCTCTTGGTTGTATTGAAATAAAAGCTGCCATTATGATTGATCTCCTAAATTGTCTGTGCAAATTGCATAATATCCTGCAGGTACGTCATATTCAAATGACCCTATTCCTGCATCATCTGATTCTGCTGAAGATACAGCAGTAGTTCCAAAATAACCATTACCGAAGTTTGTACTCCAAGTATAGTTTTGTCCATTACTATCTCCACAAACTGCTGGAAACCAAGCATTTAGAGGATTGGTAATATAAGCTCCTTGAGTAATATCAATAGCTCCTGTTCCCGTTGCTCCACTTGTAGGGACTCCTGAATTTTGCCATGTGCCATTCTTTGAAAAATAAAGATTCATATTTGTTAAATCTAAAGCGACTCCTATTATATCTCCTGCTGCATAAGTATCGCCATAAGCAGTATTCCCATCATCATTTCTAAGATTCCCTGATGCAGCATAACCATAGTCATTAACATAATTTCCTAACTCTTTTGCCGCAGACTCTAGTTGGCTAGAAGAAACTCCCACTAAATAATCCGACCCACCTGAAGATGCACTAACTGCTTTTGCTTCCCAATACCATTTTCCTGATTCTACTCCTATCGTTCCTAAACTTGGAGCATTGTTTGCGGTTACTACTGTATTATTACCATTTGAAAAAGTAGCTGCTTGATAATAATTATAAAGAGGGTTCATTGTACAAAAATTATTATCAGGACTGTCTTTTAAATTTGTCATTGTTCCTGAAACAGTAAAGTCATTACTATTACCTGAACTGTCTGTTCCTGAAGCTCCTGAAGCATATTTTAAAAAGAAACCATTATTTCCGTAAGTTACTGAAGGGGAAGTTTTAGCAATCCATATACCACTTGTAGAATCTGTTTCTCCGAAATCAGAAGCTGCATAAGCCTGTCCATCACAAAAATAAGTGTGAGCTAACTGTCCATTAAAATTAGTTGCATCTGCTTCTCCATCTCTACTTCCAATTCTTATTGCCATTGTATTTGCATTCATTATACAAGCCTGACTTGATGTAGGTGCTGTGTCTGTAGAAAAAATAGTTTCTTCAATTCCATTTATATATATTCGTATTCTGTCTCCAGAAGTTGCATTAGCACTATCAAAAACAACTACCATGTGATACCAAGCTGCTGGGTCTCTGAATTTTCTAGTAGTTATAAGTCTCCCACCTTGACTACCACTTACCCAGTTCGCAATATCTAATTGGTCTATATCGCTAAATCGTACATTAAAATAATTTGTATCGCCATCTTTAGCAGTAAATACATACTCTACTGCTCCTGAATCAGGATCTGCTCTTTTTATCCATGTACTAAAAGTCCATTTAATATTATTTGTAGGTGTACTTTGTGTATCTGATAAATATGTGGTAGCCATTAATTAAATCCTCCTGAACCTGCTATACTAAAACTCCAAGTAATACTGAAAGCTCTAGCTGAAGTTTGACCCTCTGCATCCGTTGCTGTAACTGTAAATGAATCCGTTGCCGCAGATGTATGAGCCGTCTGTGTTCCTGTAATTGTTGCTGAACCCACTCCAGTTGTAAAAGTTAAACCTGCTGTAACTGCTCCTGATGTAACGGCAAATGAAGTCGCATCAGTACAAGTTAAAGTTATTGTTGAAATAGCAGCACTTCCAGATAATGTTCCTAAAGAACCAGCGGCAGTTACCCATACAGGTTCGTCTGAAACAGTTAATAATGCTGAAGAACTTCTAACCGCTAATCCAGTATTATTTTCTACCCTTATATAATAAGTTCCGTCTGTTGTTAAGGTAAAAGTCGCAACGATTGTTGTTGCTGAAGTATAGGTAACAGAATCTGCTGTTGTAATAGCTCCTGTACTAGCATTAATCGCATCTACATAAGGAACAGATACAAAATTAGTTCCTGTAATTGTAACGGCAGTTGCCGCATTCGTAATAACGCTTGGACTAATAGATGAAATAGTTGGATAATTTTCTGCACCCACATCAGTAATAGAACCTCCTAATGCAACAGATGATCCATTAATAGAAATAGAATTAGCCGATAGCTTGGTTGTTGCTACGGCTGCTGAAGCATTAACATCGCTATCAACAATAGTTCCTGCTGCAATCTTCGCAGAAGTTACTGCATCATTCGCTAGGGCAGTAGTTCCTACTGCACCTGCTGCAAAATCAGCAGATGTTAAAGCGGTTGCTGGTGGTTGTCGCCCAATGTAAGGCATTGTTATTTCTCCTATGTACTAATTGTATCTATAACTGAAACAGCAGTATCTAATGATGTTGCTGTGTCGCTAACGGCTGTAATTTTATCACCTGAAGCTAAAACAATTTTACTTCCTCCATCAATGAGTTCTAAAGAACCTCCTGCTGGAATAGGAACTGTTTTAATCAAATAATAGCTGGTTGCAGAACGAACAATATAAACATCTACATTAATTGATGTAGCTGCTACATTGGCACATCTGATTCCAATTACAGCATCATAACTATCAGCCGCAGCAAGAATATCAACTGGAGTTGTTCCAGTATTTCTTGTTATCTGATTTCTGAAGTTTTGAGCCATGTTATCCTCCTATTAAAGTGCTACACTCATTGCTATTGAAAAACCTGCCGAAGCTGCACCTGTAACTTTAGCAACGGCAATACTATTTACTGCCAAATTAATTGTTCCTGAACCTGTAATGGGTGAACCAGTTACTGTAAATTCACTTGACCCTGCATCAGCTACCGCAACCGAAGTTACTGTTCCTCCTGATGATGGGAAAACTTGTGAAAAAGTTATAGTTGCTGATCCGATTGTACCACTATCTGTCGTACATATCCACATACTATCAGCGTTAGTTGTACCTTCTTTGATAATTGTTAATTGTCCAGCTAATTCTGCTACGGTGTCAAAATCTGGATCTCTTGAAGCTGTTCCACTTGCCACCACTACATAAATTCCATTTTCTGTTGTTGTCGTTTGATTTTTAACTAATACTTTATCGTCTGTGGCTAAAGTAACTCCGTCTAATGTATCTCCATTTTGTAAATCTGTAGCCAACGAAATATTAGCTGTTGTTGCGGAACGACAAATAATTCTTGTTTTTAATCCTGTAACTAAATTATCTACATACGTTTTAGTTGCAGCATCAGAACCTGCACTTGGCGAACCTAATCCTGTAATCGTACCACCTGTGATTGCGACACCACTTGCAGCTTGAATAGCCATTGAATCTAACCCCAAAGAAGTTCTAGCCGTAGCTCCTGATTCTGCTACAAAATTTGATCCGTTTCCAACAATAAAATTTCCATCTGTATTTGCTAATGATGCTATATCCGTTAGATTAGCAACAATATTTTGTTTACCATCTATTTGAGTTTGAATAGCTGAACTCACACCACTTAAATATCCTAATTCTGTAACGCTTGTTCCTGATACAGCGACTTTACCTGAAGAATCAGATTTTAAAACTTTATCAGCAGTTAAATCAGAAGAAACAATAGTTGTTGCTGCTCCTGTTATAGTTGCTGATTTTGCATCTAATTGAGTTTGAATAGCAGACGTTACTCCGTTTAAATAATTAAATTCTGTATTATTAACAACGCCTGTTCCAATTTTAGTAGCATCTATATTTGCTGCGGTTGCTATATTACCATCAGCTATTAATAAAGTTGGAATAGAATTATTTGTTTTAGATAAAGCTCCAATATAAACATTCGTTAGAGCTTCACTTGATAATGAACCTGAATCCCAAGTTACATTAACAGTTGTGTTTGTTGAAAAAGAAGAACTTGAAATTGTTCCATAAATAGTTCCAGGTGTCGGTGCTGTAATTTTAATTCTTCTACCCACATGATATTGAGAAGTTACATCAGCACCAGCAACAGTAAAAGAAGTTCCGCTTACATAAGCATACGTTGCTGAACCACTACCATCCCCATATTCTACCCATTGCGAATCATTAAACCAATCTCTAGTATTTTTCATTAATGCTCTTAAAGCATTATTCAAATTACTAGGTAGCATTCCTTCGGCTACACTAATTCCATTTAAAGTTAAGTTATCGGCTTGGGTTGTGTTGTAATCTTTTATATTTGTTGTCATCTAATCTATAAACCATGAAAACGCTTTAGCATTTTCGTCATTGTTTTTATTTATTAATACATTTACCGCTTCTTCTACTTGTCTTTGAAAGAACTCTTGGTGTTCCATACTATAACGAATATTATCTATATTAATATCTTCAGCCATTATCGTTGTCCTGCTCTTGATGCTATAAAATTAACACCTTGTGCATGAGTCCAAGTTGAACCGGCTGCTATTTTAACATTCGCCCTAACATATCTTCCTGATTGCCTTACTGGAACAGATCCACTTGTTACCATTGAACTATACGAAGAAGTTGAAGCCGTATCTGCTAATCGTTCCCTTGTTGTAATTGCAACTGTTGCTGTTGTATCTACAATAGGTCTAACTTCCGTTATATCTGATCTTAAACCTGGAAACAACTCAATTTCGGAAGTTTCTATTTCTACATCATTAGTATTTCCAGAAAAAGTTGCTGCCTTATAATCTCCATCTATTGCTCCTAAATATCTTTGTCCACCTTGCCAAAAAGGGGAATCTAAAGCAATATTAATATCATCTAGGTTAGAGGATATTTGATCCATTGTTTCTACTGTATAAGCCCCCACAAATTGTGAAAAGATAGTACTGGCTGTAGCTTTAGCAAAAGACCATTTTTCAGTAATATAATTATAAATTAATAATTTATCACAAATTCCTGTGGTATTTGCTTGATTGTCAGCACTTGGATATAACCAAATTGCTAACGTATTAAAAGGATCAACCGCAGCTACAATTCTATTAGAAAAACCTTTGTTTAAATCTTCATCAAAAAAACGATTTACTTTTTCAGCTCCAATCGGTTTAATATTATCACCTTGAACTTCAAAAAATCCATCATCAGCATAAAAGAAAACCCTACGATTATCTTGGCAAACAGTTTTACCCATGATGGCTCCTCTATTAGGGGAAACTACAGAAAATCTAAATACAGTTGCTCCTCCCACATAGTCCATACGAACTATTTCATTTTGTCTAAAAATATAACCATATTCCCCTGACGTAATCGCTACAATTTGTCCTCCAGATCCTGGTAAGTCTTGATAATCGGCTTGTTTAGATCCTGCTGTCCAAGTGGTAATATCATTAATTCCTGCCCATTGAACTCTATTACGATTAGACGCTTGGTTTCCTGTAACTAAAAAATCTCTTATGACTCCGGAAGTTCTAAAGACAGGAGGTGTGCCTTCTGTGGCAATAGAAGATAAATCGGCAAAATTAGTAGAAGTTCCCATTAAATAGTATTGAGGAGCATCAACTCCATTACTTACAACAATATAATCTCCAAATTGTGTAAAAGTAAAAAAGTCAGTATCCTCTCCGGTTAAACCAGATTTTCTTGAAGTAAAAGCTCCTGAAGCTAATTGAAAAATATCTGTTTTGGTTGCAGCAAAGTTATAGCTAGTATTATCAGTTGATCTAAATGAGCCTGCTCCTCTAGAATCTTTACTAATATTTCCGACAGTACTTCCACCGGAAGATGCACTATAAGCAATTAAAGATGGAAAGGGTTTATAACTCCTAGCAGCAAAATAAACATTCTTTGCTATATTAGCTCCTGGATTCATAAATTTAGGTTGATCCGGTAGCCATTCTCCAAAAGGTAATTGCATCTATTTCCTATTCGTTATTACTTACTATTACTTTTCCTTGATCGGCAAAAGCTCCAGCAACTGTTACATCTGATCTTGTTTGTAAAGGAGATCCACTCCACTGATCTTCTCTATCGTTTCTTTCAATTCGTTCTAAACCTGTTTGATAAAGTTGTAACCAATTTTGTAATTTATTTGGTTCTATACCACCTAAAAAATTAGCTGCATGATAAAGACTACCATACAAGTAAACTCCAGGATGGTTTGTTAAAATCCAATTTGTTGCTGTGCTTCCAGATAAAGCATCTATGGCTTTGTAATAATTAATTGTTGCAGTGTAAGTTGCGTCTGGAGTTGGGGCAAATCTAAAATTAGTTCCTAAAATAGTATAAACATTAGGTCGCCCAGTCGTAGAACCTCCTTTGACTTGATCCATTTGAGTTGGTGGCATATACGTTAAAGAATATTTATTTGTTCCTTGAACAATATAAAAATCTCTGACTTGTAAAAATCCTGTAGGAACAGCAACTGTTTCGGCATCAACAGAATAATCTGTTTTAGAAGTCAGCATAGCTTTAATTCGTAATTTAGAATTATATTCAGATTCAACCAATTTAATAAAATCATCGCCAATTTCTGTTGTTAAATCAGAACGATTTAACCAATTAGCGATTGCTGATTTTAATTCGGTATAAGTTGATAATGCCATTATAAATTTCCTGGAGCTGTTCTAAAATAACGATATTCGTTACTATTTAATTTTGATTTTAAAATTTTATTTTGAATTTCTTTAGGAAGTGAAAACCAATTATTATTTCCGCCAGTATATTCTTTAGCCCATATTTCTAAAGCTAACGTAGGAATAGAAGCTACTCTTTTTAATCCCTTGCTAGGAGAATATCCGTCATTATGATTATAGAGTTCTTTATTTGCTTTAAGATGAGGATCTACGTTTAAATCTTGTTTAATTGTAACCTCTTGTTTTAAATCATCAGTAAAATAAGTTGTTTTTTTTAAATCTTCAATTTCTGTTGCTCTTTTCATTTACCTTGACCTCTATATTTTTTTTTATGTGGTATTCTTTTAGAATACGATTTTGCATGACGACCTGGTCTTTTACGTCTAGTACGTTTAACATAATTGTTTACACCCCATTTCGGAGCTTTACCCATTATGACATTTCAGTAACGTAGCAATCACCAGTACCAAGTGCAGCAAATTTTACACCTATTTCAGGTAATTTTATTATTTCTACTGTATTAGCAGGAATAAATAAATCTGTAGCAGCCGCAGTAGGCGTAGCAGCAAAAGCAATATTCATCGCAGCAGTTGCAGCTATTCGTACAAATACTGTTTCTGAATTAAATGCCGTTGAAGAAGCAGCACTAGAACCACTTGGTGATACTTTGTGTGTTGTTCCTGGTCTTAATCCGTAATTATAAGCCATGTTTTTTTTTCTCCTATTTAGAAATTTATGAGGGTGGAAAAACCGCTAGGTCAGAGCCACCCCCAAGTCTTGTTATACTATCTTCTTATAATGATTGTATAGTGTAAACTATGTGCTCCAGTTGAAGCTCCATCAGTTACAATTTCAATATAACCATCCTGTTCTACGTTGTTTGCACCAGTTGGTTCGCAAGTGTCTACATCTCCAGCAGCCGATCCAGAATTTGCAACTGTAATCGTTCCGCCAGTCATAGCAGTTCCATTAATTTTTGCACTTATTCCAGCGTCTGCACCAGAAATTGCTCCACCTAATACTGTGATAATTTTAATTACTCTACCACTATCAGGACAAGCGACTCTTGAAGTGAACGCAGTTGATACATCGTCAATAGTTCCAGTTAAGAAATAATCGTTTAATGTTCTCATGTGTTTATCCTCATTGTTCCGCCCTTAATCTAATCTCAGGACTTCAATGTTAATATAAATGCAAGGGGAGCAGATTTTTTAGATTACCCCCCTTACAAAGTTAAGTATTATGACGGTGTTACGTCAGTAACCATACCACTTGATGCTTCATTTTTCGCTTCAAGAGTATATTCAACCACCATAAATCTCTGATCTGCGTCAGCAGTTTGTGCAGGATTCTGAAGTTTGAAATCTCTTAAAAACGCTACTGCCCAAAAATCCATTTCAAGCAGATAAACATCTTGTCCTCTTTTAGCAGAAGCAGCAGTTTTTCTAATCCAACGATTAGGAGTAACTTGCATTGTACCAAAATCTGATTCGTAAACATCAATAGAAGTCATTAATCTTCTATCCTCTGCTTTATCAAATCTTGTTGCTCCACCTGTGAAGAAAGATAGTTTTTGTTTATTGAAGCCATTAAGCATGATGACGTTAGGATTACCTCCAGATACCCAAGTGTCTTTCAATGCAGATCTTAATAAAGTTTCTGTGAAAGCTCTTTGAGTTCCGTTAGTTCTAGCAGCACCGCTACCAGCTCCTGAACCGCCTGCTCCAGCAGATACATTAGTAGAAATCCAAGTTGGAAGTCCGCCTAATGTTCTAGCTGTAGTATTGTCGCCTACTGCTTTCGCTGTGTTAGATAAAAGAGCATTTTCCATGTCTCTTTTAATTTCTTTCGCAGCTTTCGCAACTTGATACGCCAACTCAGTATTTCTACCAGCTGTATTTACAGCATCGTCTGTTCCAGTTACCTGGATAGCTTTCGTAGAAATTTGAGTGTAATCAAATTCTCTTGTTGTAGAAGTTAACGATCCATAAGAAATCGCAGCACCTTCTACCGCAGCATTAGCAGCAACAGCACCCAGACTATCTGTTTGCCATTCATACTTTGTGTTAGTGGCTTTTGTTTTGCCGATACCTGACATGAAAGGAGTGTCCGTAGGTGATATATTATAAATTATATCAGAAAGGTCTTCTCTTATACCAGTAGTATCATAGGTTGTTAAACCAGCCATTGTTGTACCTCTTTCGTTTAGTTGTTATATAAATTTCGCCAAAAGGTCTGTGGCATCTCTAGGATTACCACTTCGTTTAAGGCGGTTAATTTGATCCAACCTTGCTTTACTGGTTTGTTCATCTTTAGTTTCTTTAATACCGGACTTTATGACTTTAGCTGGTTTGACCTTTTTGCTTACTAAAGTTGGTTTCAACTTTTTGTTATTGCTATGGGTCATTGCATCCATAATCACATCAAACATTCTTGAATCATAAACTTGGTTTATTTCCTGATCGGAAAAATTACGACCAACTAAATAATTTCTCATGTTTGTTTTTAGGGTAGATCCTTTTATTGGATCTCCAAAATCAGGATGTTTTAAAGCAACCTTTTTTTGTTCTTCCCTAATTATTCCCTGAAACTGTTCTTCTTGATGTGAACGTAGCTTTCTTTGAGCTTGTGCGATTGTTTCTTTTCTTCGCCTTATTTTTCTCTCAATTTTCGCAGCTTCAGTTGGGTCTTCATCATATAGCTTATCAAGGTCTTTAGAACTTAATTCACTATTGACTTCGGCATTTAAAGTTCTTGTAAGATTATCCAAACTTTCAAGTTTAGTTGAATAGTCTTTGGTTAGACGATCTCTGTCGGAAGCTAACTGTCGTTTATCAATAGCTAACTCCTCCGTCTTTCGTCTATAATCGGCATCTTTTTGATAACCAGCTTTTAGTTCATCAAGGTCAACATCAATTTTTTCACCATTGACTATAATTCGGTGTAAATCGGTTTCTTGTTTCGCTTCAGCGTTGTCGTTTTCAGACGCTTCTTCTTGAACTTCCGCTTCCTTTTCAGGTTGAGCTTCAGTTTTTGTTTCTTCAGGTTGAACTTTAGAATTATCCTCAGGTTTAACTTCGGTTTTCTTTGGTTCTTCCTTCGCTACTTCTTTTTGTGGTTCGTCAGTTGTCTTGGTATTAATTTTACCTTGATCTAACAACCCCTCAACAGCTTTCGCAGCACCTTGCATTGCCTTTGATGACAATAATGGGTTTACATCAGACATAAATGTCCTCCTTTGTTAAGCTCCCTTAATTGGGTTGGCTTATTCTAACCTATTGGTTAAAATTTTTTTTCTTGTTGAATTTTTCTGAAAATTTCTAGCTGTTTTTCCGCTAATTTTCCAGTTTCAAGAATACTTTTTAAATGTTGTTCAACTTTTCCAACAACATTGTAAGCGATCCAAAGTTTTTCCCTTGTTTCGCCTTCTTTTGCACCTGTTTTATCTAAAAGTGCTTCGGAATAAATTTTTTTAAGAGAATCTATGGACTCTTGAAAAAGTTTATTCTCTAATAATTGTTTCGCCTGGGATGAGCGACTGAGCTCCCTTTCCCTGTTGGCTTGATCTTTCTGATCCATTAATACCTTTTAATTGGTCGCTAAACATATTAGCAGATTTTTCAGCTTTTTCCAATATTTTTGTATTATCTGCCATAATCATTTTATCTAATTCCGCATCTGCCTTAATTTTTGCTGTATCAAGTTGTGTATTATATTTCAAGGCAATATCTTTAATCTTCGCTTCAAAGTCTAATAACATTTCTTGATTCTTTTGTGATAATTCTTGGTATTGTAATTCCAAATCAGCAATCTTACGCTTATTCTCCGCATCAATTCTAGTAAATTCTATTTTTTCTATTGGAGTAAGTGGTGGAGGTTCAGGAGGTGGCATCATTTGTTTACCTAATTCTGGATTAACAAAGTAACTTTCCACATTTTTAAGTCCAGCGTTCTCAATAATTTTGGATAAAGTGTTATACATATTTTGCAACGTAACCATTGGGAACTCTTTCCCACCTTGTAATTGAAATGCTTGAAGTTGTCTTTCTAAAATATTATTTAACATAACAATTTGCTGTTCTTTTGAGCCAGTACCTAATCCTACAACGACAGAAACATTAAAACGATCTCTCCATTCCGTAGGTTTTACCGGAACATACTTATTATGAATCATTACTACTTTTTCTTTGTCTTGATATTTAACCATAAGTTCAAACATTTTAGTAAATAAATTTTTTACTCCGGTTTCGGCAAAAATTCTAGCCACTAATTCGGAACGCATTTGTGTTTGTGTCATTAACGCATTTACACCAGTTGCTGTTTTTGCGTTTAATGTGTCAGGGTCTAGTCCTTGAATTTGTTTTGAAACTCCGGTTCTACTTTCTCTAACCGAATCTAAATATTCTAATAAAGGAAATGCTTGTTGGGAAATCGGTTGAGCTTGTAATGGTGTCATTACTTGGTTTGGTGGTTGTTTTGTTCTTACTACACCTCCAGGTCTTGTTGTTAAAAGGTCATCCATATTGACCATTCCATCCATAATCGCAACTCTATTGTTATTTGTTAGATACATATTATCTAACAGTTGTCTCATCACAGTGGATTTCATTAATTGAATATCCTCAACTAATTCCGCAATAGAACGACCATAAAATCTATGTGGCATTGGAATTGGAGTAACCGAAACAAACGGCATATTATCACAAGGCATATTTTCTAAAATAAAAGCACCATCTACTCCAGCAGTTAAAACTTTTCTTAATTCTGCTATACCATCTTTGTCATAGTCATAACGCACATAACATTCGTAAATTTCAACTTTTTCCGTAGAACGATCCGTTGGCGTTTCCATTGGGAAAGCACTAATCGGTCTTTGACGAATTAAATTTTCTGTATTGAATAAAGATATTTGAGCCGTAGGTAATCGCATAACATCTTCTTCGTCATAACCCATTTGGATTATTTCAGATCTAGTCATATAAACTCTTTGTGCAATAAAATCTGCTTCGTCAATAGATTTAGCATTACGATTAATTAAAAATTCATCAGGCATGATTGATTCAACTTTAATCATTCCTTTTTTAATTGTTCTTTTTAAAGTGCAGTTATGTAAAATGGGTTTAGGGAGTTGGGCTTTAACAATTTCTAATTGGGCAGGATCGGCTATTTCCATTTCGGCTTTAGCGATAATTTCTTCGTTTTGTCCTTGTACTTTTTCATCTATAACTTCTTCTTCGCTTATTTTTTCAATATCATCGTCAGTATCCATTAACGCATAATATTCATCTTCGTTTAAATTTTTATAAGTTTCATATTCAATTCTTTCGCTTTCGTCATAATAAACTTTTAAAAATCCATTCTTTTCAATTAAAGCATCTTTGAAAAAATTATATAATAATTTAAAGCCATCATTTTCTTTGTAGAATACATGGTTTAAATACGCAGTCGCTTGATCAGCCATTGGCACATCTTCAGCCGTAACCGGATCACAACGGACTACTTTATCGGAAGCTGTAAAAATTCTTAACAGATTAGGCAACATACTTTCTACAGTATCCGCCACATCAGTTGATACGACTTGGGAACGACCATCTATTTCAGTTCCTAGTTTATCTCCTAAATAATATTCTAATGATTTTCTTCTTGAAGCAGCTAACGGACCGCCCAAATATCCTATCGCATTATAGATTTGTTTTCCTATAACGGATCTTAAATCAGGATCTTCTGAGTATTTAATTCTTTTTGCCATATTAGATTATATAAGCTGTATTTACCTTAATGGGTTTTTTCCAGTCTGACCTTTCCACAGGTTCTACGATTGCTCCGTACCTAAAGCTATCCGCAAAGTGCGAAGCCCAGTTATGTAAAGGTCTATTTTTAAAACAATTATTTTTATCATCCCACCTTTTACAATAGGATTTTAGAGCTTCAACCAGTTTATTACAATTTTGCTTATGAAACCAGCATTTTGGTAAAATTTGGCGGACTTGCTCAATTCCATCTTCTACACTTAATTTGGGGGCTATGTCAAACTCCAAACCCATTTCTTTTGCGGATTCCCAACGGCTTTTATTCGTTCCTAGTTCTCTTACCCTAATATCATGGGGAGCAATATGTTTGGAATAAGTATAGGGTTTACTATCAATCACATTCAAATAATGTTCTAAACCTTCACCGGAGTTCTCATAGCTATCTATAATTCTTACTTCATTTTTCAACCTTTGAACAAATGTAATCACAGTGCTATCGTTCATTCCTAAATCCCACCAAGTTTCTACTTCGGTATCTTCGTCTATATCAAAATTCTTAATTCGCCCTATCCGATCTAATTCTTCCATGACATTTCCATAATACGAACCACTAATACCGGCTTGAAAGCTACATTCCATTTCTTGTGCGTATGCTTCCGGAGACATAATCGCCTTTGCATCGTCAAGTTCTTTCTTGTTGATAATGTCGGTTTCACTAGCTTTAAAAACGCAAGTAAACCAATTTTGAGTCTGCTTGGCAAGTTGGTGTAATTGATAAAAGTAATTCCGACCTCTAGGCGTACCAATAAAAATAGCGAAGCCGTTCCGATCCGATAAACAAGGTCTTAATATGGTATCAAATAAATCCGGAGCTATGTTTTGGGTTTCGTCAACTATTATGCCGTCAAAGTATTGACCCCTAATGGCATTACTATTTTCAGCACCTATAATTTGAATACGGCTATTATTAATATTAAAATCAATCCTTAATTCAGATTCATTAACTTTAACGCCAGGAATTGTGGCGGAAAATTGTTTTAAATAATCCCAAGCTGTGCTTTTTCCTTGAAGTCTATATGGCGAAATAAAGGCGTATCTTGGGTATGGGCGTTTATTGGTTAAAGCACATTTAATTAAATGGTTAATGCTAAATACAGTTTTGCCGCCCCTACGATGAACGATAATTACATTGAACCGGTTCTTATGGCATTTTTGATGTAAAAAATTTTGGAGCTTTCTAGGTTTATAAGGAATTACAATTTCTTTCATTTGCTAGACTAACCCCCTAGTGCAAAGTTCTTTTGGGGCTTAAATCTTCAACGTCATTATTAACAAATTCTTCGGTTAAATATCTACTAAAATCGTTAGCTTGTTCATCGTTATCAAATCCAGTGAAATGGCTAACTACTACCGGTTTCTTGGTATCTTTGTCTTTTAAAATAAAAATAATAGTTTTTAAAATTAGATTGTCCATATTGTTTAGAATGATTCTAAAGTTTATTTAGATATACCTCCGTTAAAATTAAAATTCCCATCCGATTGAAAAAATGGGGAGCCGGTCAATCAAAACCCCTAGCTTTCAATAATTAGTTGTAAATATTACTAACGATAATTAATGCTTACCGGTAATCATTAGTTATCGGAAACAAACTAAAACAAGTTTAAGTTGATACCGAACCTAAACCGGTTCTAGTTCGTATGTAATAACAGCTATTTCTTTGTGAAAGAAATAGATTCATCATTGATTTTACTAGCTTATTTATTCATCTAGCTACTCCATTTGATGTTTAAAGGTTCTTGTTTATCACCTTTTATTGTCAATTCAGCTTGTTTTGAATACACTTTTGGTCTTAATTTAGACGCTGACCATTGTCTATTCGTTGTCATTATCTTTAAAATATTAACCAAGTTATGACCTTGCTTTGGATCTATTTCACCAGACATTAACTGCTTTTCTAGTTTCTTACGTTTATGCTCAATATCAGACAATAAGTAATCCACCGCTAATGACTTGGATTTTTCATAACGAAGCATTAACGAATCATCCGAAACTAATGCCTTTCTAAAGGTAGTCCAAGAACAATCAATACCATTGTCCGGTGTTTCAAATATTTCTCTAATGGTTTCACCATCGCTAATCTTATCCAGAATCACTTCAATTAATTTCTTATTTAATTTTCTAGGTCGACCCATTTAATCTCCTTGCGTTAGGGTAGGGGCGTATAGAAAGGAATTAAGAACGCCCCTACGAAGTTGCAACTTATATTGAAACTACTTTGAAAAGGGTTTGATCATAGTAGTTAATTATCCTTAACATACTATATGTAGCGAATCAATATCATTACAAGTCGTATTCATTTTTAGGTTTAATAAATGCTTCCGGTGGGAATTTTCCGGTGAAATCCCTATCAATAATTTTCTTTTTAATCATATCTTCAACAATTAACTTACAAGTAAAATGACCCACCCTTTTGTTATTCACAATCCAGCTTATAACTTCCTTATCCAACAAGCCATTTTCGTAATCATTCCATAAATCAATTACAATTTGTAATTTATCGGCTTTAGATAGATTATTATGGTAAAAGTGGGGTAAAGGTTCATCTTTAAAATATCTCATAGGATTCGCAATAGTCTAGGGGCGGTTATAATTTCCTAAAGCTCTTAAACTTTTCTTTTAACTTATCATTATCTTTTATCTTTAGCTTCTTATTACTATTAGTATTATCAGATGGTCTTATACTGTTACCCAAAAACTGGGTAGGGTTCTTACCCCAAAATTGGGTAGGGTGTCTGCCCAAAAACTGCGTAGGGTTAGGGGTTTGGAGTTGATAAGTATTCGCTCCGCCATCTCTTTCTACAATCGTCAAAACCTTTCGCTTAATTAGTTCTTTCTTGGCTCTTTGTAGCGTATTAATAGACATACCCAACTGCTTCAATTTAATGTTTCTAATAGTTCTAAATTTAGGCGAAAGACTAGCCAAGAATACATAGAGCTTCAAAGCCGAACCGGATAAGTCCGACCAAGCTATAAAATTGGGAACTTTACAGAATCCCTTTCTTAATTTCCTTTCCATTTCCGAATCACTTTTAAACCCCTGCCCATAATTAAGCAATGTATAAATATGGGCAGACTATATTTAGTGGTGTTGCATAAATATCACACAATATATCCTTGCAAAGCCCACTAAATAAGCATTATTTTTTTTACAATTAAACTGCTTTTATCTTGCTTTCCCCTCTTTTGTGTATACTATCTGTATATGTCTAATATAAATAACAAGGGAGAAAACATGGACAAGGCAACACAAGAAGCAATAGATAAATTTAAAGCTATTGTTTTTAAAGACTACGAAAGATTTCAATTAGGAATGAGTAAAAGCATGAATAAAGACCTGATTGAAAAACATCCGGAGCAATTAGCACAAGTTACTAAAAGAGCT